TAAATAGTGTTATGATGGGAGGGAAACCTCCCATTTTTTATGGAAAGAGATAAACTAAAACTGATAGTAAGGAATCTAAAACTGCTGGTTGATGCTCTTGAGTCTGAAGTGTATTCAGATACTGACTTATATACAACCAAGCAGGAAAACTTTGATGATCCGACCAGTAACTACATTTTAGACTACGACGAAGTTTTTGAGGACGACGATGGATAAGATAGATACACAAGGGATGAGTGTTCCTGGTAGTGGTAAACCAAAATCAAAGAGATCTTATCCACCACTGGTTATACCAAAACGAAATGTCTTTACTGATTTAGAAAGACAAGAACTAAAAGACATTATTAACGAGACACTTGATGAGCGAGAACAACGTAAAACTAATCAGCGCAACTCCTGATGCAGAGAAGCACATGGCATACTGTGCCCGTGTGTCAAACCCCAACAACCAGGAGAATGAGAAGTTCTCTGGTCTTCTCAAGTATTGTGTAAAGCATCAGCACTGGAGTATCTTTGAGCAAGCATATATGACGCTTGAGCTGAATACTACTAGAGGAATCGCAGCTCAAGTGCTTCGTCATCGTAGTTTCACATATCAAGAATTTTCACAACGCTATGCTGATTCTTCCTTACTCGCGGAGGAGATCCCTCTACCTGAACTACGCAGACAAGACACCAAGAATCGTCAAAATTCTATTGATGATATTGATGCGTTTACCCGTCAAGACTTCCAAATCAAAATGCAAAAACACTTTGAAGAAGGAATGAAACTCTACAAAGAGATGCTTGATGCATCGATTGCAAAGGAGTGTGCTCGTTTTGTATTGCCTCTGGCGTGTCCCACAAAAATCTACATGACAGGCTCAGTTCGTTCATGGATCCATTATATCGATTTGCGTTCTGCAAATGGTACACAGAAGGAACATATGGATCTTGCATTAGGTGCAAAAGAAATCTTCTGCAAACAATTCCCTGCTGTTGCTGAAGCAATGGAATGGGTTTCATAAATATTTACACCAACAATTGATCTATGCCAACATACCCTGTTATTAATTTAGAAACAAAAGAGAAGAAGACACTCAGTATGACTATGAAAGCATACTCGGAGTGGAAAGAAGAGAACCCAGGATGGGATAGAGATTGGTCACAAGGATGTGCAGGACAGTCTACAGAATTTAAGTGGACTGGTGAGGCCAATTCCAATGGATGGAATGAGGTCTTAGATCGTGCATCTAAACAACCAGGTGCAACGGTCAGTAAAAATCGCTACTACGGTTAATCCCTTCACTTTTTATAGAGTATGCCTGCAAAGAAGAAAACTCCTACACCAATCGTTCCATTCGGGATGAGCAACAAGCACATGAAAAGAAAGAAACCGATCAATAAGGACCTAATGAGGTCCATTGAACCATTAACAGAAAATCAAAAAGAACTTTTCCGCTGCTACGAAAACAACCAGAATCTTGTGGCATATGGTTGTGCTGGCACAGGTAAAACGTTCATCACTCTCTACAACGCACTTCAAGATGTATTGGATGAGAAGTCTCCGTATGAAAAGATTTACATTGTAAGGTCACTTGTTGCCACTAGAGAGATTGGATTTTTGCCAGGTGACCACGAAGACAAGTCATCTCTTTATCAGATTCCATATAAGAATATGGTGAAGTTCATGTTTGAGATGCCCACAGACGCAGACTTTGAAATGCTGTATGGCAACCTCAAAACTCAAGGGACTATCTCATTCTGGTCTACGTCATTCATTCGTGGAACCACTCTTGATAATGCTGTCATCATCGTGGATGAATTCCAGAACTTGAATTATCACGAACTTGATAGTATAATTACTCGTGTAGGTGAAAATAGTAAGATCATGTTCTGTGGTGATGCCACCCAGACTGACCTTGTTAAATCCGCTGAGAGAAATGGTATCGCAGACTTCATGAAGATCCTGCGTGTCATGCCCTCTGTTGATATTGTTGAATTTGGAGTGAATGATATCGTTCGCTCTGGACTTGTGAAGGAATACCTGCTAGCCAAAATGGAAACTATGTGAAATGAATTTTGTTCATCATAATTATCTCGGTGACCTTGAATTAAATAAGAAAGAAACAACTGGCATCCGTCTCTATAACTTACCTAATGGAGACTGGGTGCCTTCTATTACATCTGTAACTTCTTTTTATAACCGACAGATCTTTATTAACTGGCGTAAGCGAGTTGGTATTGAAGAGGCAAACCGTATCACCAAAAAAGCAACTTCCCGTGGAACTGATTTTCATGAGGCAGTTGAGGTGTACATGAAAAATCAGGAGATTGATTGGGAACAATTCAAACCTCTCACCAAGTTCATGTTTCATCATGCCCTACCATATCTGGACAAGATAAATAATATACACGCTATAGAAAGGACTCTGTACTCCGAGTATCTTGGTCTAGCGGGTAGAGTTGACTGCATCGCAGAGTACGAAGGAGAACTTGCAGTCATCGATTTCAAGACATCAGGAAAAATCAAACCTGAAAAGTGGTTGGAGAACTATTTCGTTCAAGAAATGTTTTATGCTTCTGCTTACTATGAACTAACTGGTATCCCTGTCAAAAAACTCATTACTATTATGGTCACTCCTGGTGGTGATGTAAAAGTATTTGACAAAAGGAATAAAGGGGACTATATTAAATTGTTAGTTCGTTACATTAAAGAATTTGTATCTCACAATCTTAGGTCAGAGAATGGAGAATGAACTAGAGAAGGTATTAGAAAGTAAATTCTTCTGTCCTGCGCGATTTGCTCAAGAGATTGAGACTCTTGTGCATGGAGAAAATAATATGAGCTATATTGATGCTATAATTTATTTTTGCGAGAAGAATAGTATTGATCTAGACTCTGTTCCCAAACTGATCTCCAAACCTCTTAAAGAAAAAATTAAATGCGAAGCATTAGAACTTAATTTTCTGAAGAGAAGTTCCCGCGCAAAATTGCCCCTTTGATTTCATTTTTATCGGAAAAAATTTTCCGGCAAAAATCTTCCATATTACTTTTTTGATGATGCCATTTGATGCCTATAAGCAGTATCTTTCGTTGAAGAATCACTTCACGAAAGAGAAGTATGACTATCACAAGTATTGTGGTAAGAGTCGTGCTACAGTACAATCATTCTACAAAAGGAAAGATCGTTTCTGGTTTGAGAAACTTGCCAGAAAAAAAGACGATAAGGAAGTAGTTGAGTTCTTCATATCTAACTTTATCACCTGCACTGATCCAAGTAAGCTTTGGATAGGAGAATTGATTCGCGAAGGTGAAGTTAGATACACTTCATGGAAGAAGAGAACTCAATCAATGTCTTACATGTTCAAGGGAGAGATTGAACAACTCCTTTCTGAAAAGAAGTTGGATGATTTGTTTTCAAGCAAGTCTGGACACCCGACTATCCTAAAGAAATATTTGGGTGGGGATATCTCTATTGAAACTATGGTAATTCTTGATAGAATACTAGAGTTTCGAAAAAACTTTGACAATGATCTACAAGATCCGGTATGGGAAACCGTTAGTATGAGAATGAAAAAGTATTCTCCGTTCCTAAATATTGATGTACCACGTTATAAAAAAATCCTTAGAGAGGTTGCGGTAGGGTAAATGAGTTTCTTTGAATCCGAAGTCGTTAGAGCAGAACTTGCTGAAGTCCAGGAACTTCAGGAAGAAGTATACTCTAGCGTATTTAAATTCCCCTCTATGGACACGGAAGAAAAACTGCGTCACATCGATCTCCTAGAGAAATTGATTGATAAGCAGAAAATTGTATGGACTCGTCTGAGTCTGTCTGATGATCCTAGTGCGATTGAGATGAAGCAAAATATGATTGAGTCTGCTCGCGCAATGGGACTTCCCGCAAATGTTGATATGAGTGTTGTGTTTAACAACATGAATGAAATGCTCAATATTATGAAAAATCAAGTTGACACTACGGGTTCTGACCTGTAGAATAGCAAGGTACACACAAGCCAAATCTAATTAATCCGAGGTAATCCTATGTCTTTCGCAGACCTTAAAAAGCAGTCTTCTCTTGGTTCGTTAACTTCTAAGTTGGTAAAAGAAGTTGAGAAGATGAACAACACTAGTGGCGGTGGAGATGACCGTCTCTGGAAACCTGAAATGGATAAGACCGGCAACGGTTACGCAGTCATCCGTTTCCTGCCCGCACCCGAAGGGGAAGAACTTCCCTGGGCAAAGATGTATTCCCATGCCTTCCAAGGTCCTGGTGGATGGTACATTGAAAATTCTTTGACTACAAGTGGTGGTAAAGACCCTGTGTCTGAGTACAACCGCGAACTATGGAACAGCGGTAACGAAGCAGATAAAGATACTGTTCGTAAGCAGAAGCGTAAACTCTCTTACTTTGCCAACATTTATGTTGTGCAGGACAAAGCAAACCCTCAGAATGAAGGTAAAGTCTTCCTGTACAAGTTTGGTAAGAAGATCTTTGATAAGATCATGGAAGCAATGCAACCTGAGTATGAGGATGAGACTGCCATCAATCCTTTTGACTTCTGGGTAGGTGCCAACTTCAAACTGAAACTGAAGAAGGTTGCTGGTTACTGGAACTATGACTCCTCTGAGTTTGCTGCATCAGCACCTCTGCTGGATGATGATGATGCTATGGAAGCACTGTGGAAGAAGCAGTATTCTCTTGCTGAACTTGTTGCTGCTGACCAGTTCAAGTCCTATGATCAACTGCAGAATCGCCTGCAGATGGTTCTTGGACGCAAGTCATCTAATCGTCCTCTTGATGAGGAGACCGATAATGAGGACAATGATCGTGGATCATATGCTCCTGACTTCAGCAGTCGTCGTGCAGAAGAGACCGTGGCAGCAGCTACTAAACCTTCTGTAGAGTCTGCTAGTCAGGACGAAGATGATGCTCTCTCTTACTTCCAGAAACTGGCAGAGGAGTGATCATTCATAAAGTCTGATATTATCAGCACGCTTAAGGGTTTCACTCTTGTATTGAGTGGAACCCTTTTCGTATACCATCATTTCTTCCAGGTCATCGATAGCAACATTGACATATTGTGGTTTGAGTAGGAATATATTTCTCTTTTTATTCTCTAAGTCTTCTTCATACTGATAGTTTGTCACTGTCTTTGCTGTGCTATTCAGAGTAGTCTGTAGTGTATTATCATAGAAACTCACAGAATAATCTGACTCACACTTCAGTCCAGCAGGAACGATTGTAACACCCTTGCTGTTCTTTACTTCTGTAGTTTCATAGTGATGAACACCATTGAACAGATTATCATAGGTGCTATATTTTTCTAGCATGAAACGATCAAAGTCTCTCTGTGATAATGGCCACTCAGTTTGAACATTGATGATATTGTTTGATGCTAAAACCAACCAATCAAAGTTAGATTTTCCATAGACTTCAAATGCTACATTGTCAGGACGATCATTGCCTTTGATGTTATACTTGGTGAAGAAAGCAAGTTCTTGGAAGATGTCTTCGCGTAGTGTTCCTTTCTTAAATAAATTTTTGACACGAATATAATCAGAGATCTTCGCATCAGGAAGTCTGCTGACGTATTCAAAATCTGGTAAACGACTAAAGTAATTTGACATTTTAGAAACCTATTGAAGCGTCATTATCATTTTCATAATCATCATTGAATACGGGTTCAAGTTCTTTGAATCCTAAAGTTAATGCGTATGAGACCAATTTACCATCAGTGTAGGTAGCATACTGTCCATCTGGAGTGTAGTTCACAGCAACATTAGTACAGGCACACTCCTTGACTTTACCAATGTATTGATGCTCGTCAGTGCCTGCTGCTCTATGTAAGTATTTAATCTTGAATGTGTGTGGAGATTTCAGATATAGATTACTTTGTGATCTCTGAGGTCTAGATCCTTGTTTAAAGAAACGAAGAATTCTAATAATTTCATCTGCCTCATCTGAATTACGAGCAGACATCTTGAATGTAAAGTTAAAGGTGCGTAGAGTTGGTGCTTTAAATAACAACTCAAGGTTTGGGTTTAGAATATTACCAGTTGTTCTTGCGAGAAGATTTTCTGCTCCTACTGCTGCCCCGGCAAAGGTAGCCTCTATTGCTTTCTTGGTTTCTGAATCTCCAGCAGCTGCTTTCACTGAACTAACAAGTGATTCAGCACCTGCTCCCATTCCTTGACTTAATGTTGTTATAGCAGCTTCTGCCGCAGCAGCTTGAATCGCGTTCATGCTATCATCATTAAAAGTTACAGTAGACGCATCTTGAATACCTGATGGGATGGGTAAGAAACAAGATCCAATAATTCTAGTATCTGTATCTGATTTCAGAGTAAATCCAACTTGACCTGCTTGCCCTTTTTTTGGTTCATACTTAAGCATGTCGAACTTAATCACATCTTGTTTTGTAGTGCCAATATCTATCGGATATTTTAGATCTTTGGGAAAAGTCATTCTGGTTTTCCCATTAGCAGCATCACCAGCACCAGCACCAGCACCCGCGGCTCCAGCTGATGCAGGTGATGATTCTTGTGGAGCATCTGATGTCGTTGCTTGACCAGATTTGTTATTGTCTTTATTAAAATTATCTTTTGCTGGAGCATCTAAACCAAAACTATCTCTGGTTGACTCCATCTGTTGACCAGAGGTCTTTGCCAGTGGACCTCCCTCTGCCATGCCAACTTTATCACTCGCATTGGCGTTAGCAGTTGGAGTTATTTTTGTTTCGCCTGTTTTCTGTGCCCCAATAACTACAGGATTAGATCCTTTTGCATCATCATATCTTACAATTTCTTTTGTAAAGGTTGGATTTCCTTTCGCATCCGTACCTTCAGTTACCTTTGTAGCAATATATTTTTGCGTAGAAGGTCCTTTGCCAGAACGACGCTGTTGTGCGTTTCCTGTTCTTACTTTTACTGGTGCGATGTTACTTGTTTCTGACTGTCCTGCTGCCATTAGACAAAGGTTTTTACTTATTTATCAATCATTTTGCGATATGGTATTTTCATTAAGTCATCAACCTCATCATACTGGACAATGTACAACTGTCCTGCCACTTCATCCCAGGTATATTGCCTTGATTTTCTCAGGTGAAGATTGATTCCTCTGAAACCCCAACGCAAAACTTCAGTACAGGCAATCAGTGGGTGTTGATCATAACTGATGTTGGGAGTTTTAGCATTGTATATAAAGGTATAAAATCCACCTACATCAGGGATTGGTGTGACCGTACTGTTGAGGAGTTCCATGATTTTCATCATCATCTCTTCAGGATCATTCGTACTATTGTTGATTTGGTTGTCTTCAAAGCGGTTCATTTGATCCCCAGTTCATTTTCGGTGATTACTTTAAACTGTATCATATGATCCTTACAAAACTCAACTGCTGCTTTCCACTTTGCCTGGTTCACAGCGTAGGTCTTACACTCATAGATGTATGACTTTGTTTGTCTCTTAGGTTTCTTTGGTGGTTGAGTTTGTTTCTTTGGTTTAACTTCAACCACATATGTTTTGACTTGACCTGCGCTCTCCTTTACCTTTATAATGAAGTCAGGAAAGTAACGATGAACTCTATTGTCTACAGGTGATAGGTATGGAATCCAAAATTCCTCACTACCCCACTCCAAAATACTTTCATTCAGATCGCACCATCGGCAAAACTTCCTCTCCCAACTGCTACGACAGATAATATTATTTGGATCACCCTTATATTTCCTTGGATATGAAGGTTGATATTTACTCTTGATGCTTTCTCCCATACATAATATATAAGGTCAAAAATTATTTATAAATGGCTTCTGGAAAGAATGTAGCAGATCTCAAAAGGACTCTGTTAAAACCAGCATTAACATCTCACTTTGAGATTGCGATGGATAGTCCCTTCAAGGCAGGGGGCACACAGGGAGGACAAAGTTCTCTCAGTAAGTTTGGTGTTCGTTTTGAGCAAGATCAGTTAAATCTGATGTGTAGTGAGGTGTCCCTTCCAGGATCTAACCTCGCAACATTAGAACTCACTAGTGACCACACTGGTGTAACTGAGAGACATGCTTACAGAAGAATCTTTGATGACCGACTTGACTTTACATTCTATGTTGATGCTGCCAACTATATGCCCATTCGTTTCTTTGAGGCATGGATAGATTGGATTGTTGGATTTGATGGAGGTGATACTAGAGACGCTTCTTCTTATTACAGAGCAAAGTATAGAGATGACTATGCTGTTGATGGTTTGAAGATCACAAAGTTTGAGAAAAGTTCTCCTGCTGCTAACTCTAGAGAGGAGGCAGTGAGGAGAGGACAACCAGCAACCTCCCTTACATACGGATTTGTAAAAGCATATCCAATTAGTATCAACTCTATGCCCGTTTCTTATGAGGCATCTAGTCTTTTAAAATGCACAGTATCCATGACTTACATAAGATACTACATTGATAGACCACAAAGAATTGGTGCTCCTGGTGACACTGGTGGTGGTTCAGGTAACCAACGCAACTTGAGTATTGCTGAACAAGCCATTCGGAATGCAAGTCAGTTCTTACCCCCAGCAGTTAGATCTGTTGCTGATGTTGCTTCAAGTATCCTTTTCCAGTAATAAATAATCACACTGAAAAACTCTATAGGTTATTATGCCCTTACCAAAGATTTCTACGCCGTCTTATGAACTTGAGTTGCCATCAACTGGAGAGACGGTAAACTACAGACCCTTTCTTGTAAAAGAAGAAAAACTTCTTGTGATTGCTTTGGAGAGTGAAGACACAAAGCAAATCACGACTGCTATTCGCAACGTCATCCGTAATTGTGTCCTCACCAAGGGCATTAAGGTGGAGGACTTACCTACGTTTGATATTGAATATCTCTTTCTCAACATTCGCGGTAAGTCCGTGGGTGAAGAGATTGAGGTTAATATCACCTGCCCAGATGATGAAGAAACTCAAGTCAAGGTTACAATTAACCTGGATGATATTGAGGTTCAGAAGAATGAAAAGCACACTAAGAGAATCAAACTGGACAATAGTTTGATGATGGAGATGAGATATCCATCCTTGGAACAATTTATCAAGAGCAACTTTGATTTTAAGGAAGGTGGCAACGCAATGGATCAATCATTTGAATTGATTGCTTCTTGTGTTGATAAGATTTTTACAGAAGATGAAGTGTGGGCAGCAGCAGACTGTACCAAGAAAGAGATTAATGAGTTCCTTGAGTCCATGAACTCCAGTCAGTTCAAAGAGATTGAGCAGTTCTTTGAAACAATGCCCAAACTCTCACACACATTGAACATCAAGAATCCCAAGACTAAGAAGAATAATGAGGTCGTACTTGAGGGCTTAGCAGCTTTTTTCGGATAGCGATGCTCCATATGGATCTGGAGAGTTACTTTAGACTTAACTTTGCCTTGATGCAGTACCATAAATATTCTTTAAGTGAGATTGAAAATATGATGCCTTGGGAACGAGACATCTATGTTGGACTTCTCCAACAGCATCTTGAAGAAGAACGACTAAAGGAGCAGCAAAGAAAAGGCAATGGCGGTTGAAACCTT